GCACTATCTTCATCAGGAGCTGTTACAGCTAACTGAGGTGAAAAAGTTCCCCACTCTAGATTTGTATGAAATTCTGCATTAAATGAACCATACTCATCATTAAGATTTCTTACAAATAAGTCATCTCTTTGTGGCTTTACTCTTCCAAAATGTTTAGTGTAAATAGTTTGATATTTACCATCTTTTACACCAACGAGAACCCTTGCTTGATTGTTAGCTAACGCTCCAACTAAACTTTTTAATTCTCCTACATCTCCTTTTACCATCTTAGCGATAGTATCAAAAGATACGTCATCACCTGAAGCTACATTAGCCCAAGCTTTAACAAAATTAATTAATGTTTCTTCACCACCAAATGCATGTCTCTGTCCTTCAGCTTTCCACCAATCATATGTTGGTGCTGCTTCTGACCATGTAGTTTGACCAATGTTATTAATCCATTGATGTTTACCACTTTGAGAAATTCTTGGTTGATCAGTCATTAATATTTCCAATCTAGTAGTTAGATCAGAATTCTTCATCCAGAATACAATTTTAAAATATTCTGTTCCGTTCAGTTCTAAGAAATAATTAGGTTCTGATTTAACATTAATATCTAATGCATGTAGCTCTGCCATTGTAGGGTTTACTGCCATTACATTCATATTAGTTAGACCAGAGTATAATTTTACTCCTGATCCCATTACTTCTTGTTCACTTGAATTACTTTTTATTGCCATTTTTATTAATATTTTTGTTTATAAATTTATTTTCTATCTGTGTACATATATAAAAGCCCCATACAGCTCCTAGTATCATAAATATTACGATACAACCTGCTAACATGGGGACTTCTAAACATATTTGTTTTACTGACTCCATTCGTCATCAGTATCTTGATCATACTCTGTCAATTCTTCTTCATTCATATATTCAGGATTAGACTTAACTTCAGCATTATCTATTTTAGCATCGTGCATCTTATCTTCATTATATGTATCTTCATCTTCTTCTTCTTTAATTTGATCTTCAAGATCCATTTGATTAGGATTAATAGTATCATCAACAAACTCAAAAGATAATTTTCTAATTTTCTTAGCTTTTTTACCTTTTAATGCAGGATGTTTAAACATTTGAGTTACTTCCCATCCTTCTAAATTGTATTTTTCTTTAATACCATCTCTACCTATACCGTTTTCTAGATCATCTATAATCATAGTTGTTGTTATTTTTTGAGGTGTTACAGCCTCAGTTGTACCCATATCTGGGTTCACACGTGTTTCTATCATTGTTTATTTTTTTAAATTAATCTATAAATATTTGTTTCCATTCAAAAGGCATTGTTTGCCCTTTTAAGTGATCACATCGTGATCCTGCAACTGTATCGTCAAGAGAATTAAATGATATCATAGTGGTATCATCTTCTCTATATATATAACCAATAGCATCTGCATTAGCACAAGTAATCTGCTTGATCTTACCAGTTAAATCAAGGTCCTTTACAGCAACCTCTTTACCTTTCTTCTCAAGCATTTTATCCTTTAAGTGTCCAACTAAGATTATATGATCCGCTAATGTATTCAATCTGTCAATCCATTTTTTATATGCTATTCTTAAATATAAATAGCCAGCGCCGTTTGGCAGGGATAAGACTGATGCACCAGGGTTCTTTTGTTCAAAGTTTTTACCCATTGGAGTTCTCATATAAATTTGTTTACCTTCAGCTTCACACCATTCCTCTAATTTAGAAATAGTATCAATAGCAACATATTTATATGGTTTGCCTTCTTTAGAAATTGCTTTACCAACTTCTGTTAGTTCTTGTAAATTATTTACTTGTAGTTTTAAAGCACTAACCATGTCAGAGCCTTTCTCTAAATCAATAATTAAACAATTATCTAGTTTAGAAAGCATTGTTGTTTTCCCAATTTTGGGAGGGCCATAAATGACCATGTTTTTAGGCGACTTTCTTGAAGCCGCAATTTTACTTTTAGGTAATTCCATATTTAATTCTTTTTTCTTTCAGTTATTGTAAATGTTGACATCTCCGCTTCATACGGTATCATGCCTAATAATCCATCTCTATTCTTTTCAATATGACAAGCAAGTAATCCTACAGGATCTTCATTACAATACATATCTTCTATACCATACAAATCGTTTGGTCTATTAAGTATCATAACTACATGTGCATCTTGACCAATACTATCACCACCAAATATATCTGATAGCAATGGTTGGTATTGATTTTTAGCACGGTGTTCTTGTTCTATATTTCTATTTAATTGAGAAAGTAATATATTAACTACTCCCAATCTAGATTGCATCCACATACACCCTTTAGAAACTGCATTAAGTTTTCTTAATTCTGTTTCCTCAGCGCCTGGAATTAACCTTGAATGATCATATAAGTTTATTACGTGTGTTTTAGGATGTTGGTTGAATACGTCAATGTTTGCTTGTTTTATAAATTCTATACTTCTTGGAATATTGTTAAAATATATATTATATCTTTTTAGTTTATCTACTCTATTAGCATATGTTTGAAAGTCTACGTGAGATAATTTGTCATCAACTGATAACAGATCTGCCATTTGTTTTTTAACATCTTTAGCAGCTGTTCTCATAACTTGTTGATAACCTGGCATCTCAAATGTCCAGTATAATACAACTAATCTTTTATCTTGATTACTATCAAGTATATCAAATACTAGTTGATTACTAAAAGCTGATTTACCTACACCAGGTCTTCCAGCTATCACATAAAGCTTTCCTCTTTGTAATCCTCCAAGTAAATTTCTATTTAGTCTAGGCCATTTAGTAAGTAATACATCTCTCTTACCTTCCATTGCATTTTTTACAATGGAGACAGATTGATTAACGGCTTTGTCTATTTTTTGAAATCCTTTCTTTTTGAACACATCAGAGGAGCCTTGTGGTCCGTTGTTGTGTTGATTGTTTTGCATCGTTAATGTCTATTTCATCATACTTTTCCCAAGTATGGTTATTAATCCAAGTTTCCAAATTCTGTAAGTAGCCAAGGTTATCCCTATCTACTAGCAGTTGCTTCTGCAATAATAGCATAATTTCTTTATGTTTATGCTTTTTATTGTTAACAATTTTACGATATTTATTCTTTGCTTTTAAATTGGATTTAGATCCAGGATTTTTAGCATGTAGAATTCTAACGCCTCTTGTTGGAGAAGCAACTTTCATCGGGTAAGCAGCAACAAGTTCAGCAAACATGTGATCAAAATTACAGTCAAATAAGTCTGTGAATTTTTCAGTTACATAATAAGTAGTTATAGCATCGACTAAATCTAAAACTACCCAACCGTCTTGTTGCAGCTTGGCCCAATCAGGATTTAAATTAATAGGTTCAAAATATCCATAGCCTTTGCGCCAGATTAAATATAATGCTAAATAATCATTAGCATCTAATTTAATTTCTTCTAACAACTTTAAGTCTAATTCTATTTTCATATAAGTAAAGTTTTATTAATTATAAATCACTTACTCCAGATACCCAATTAACGTTATCTAGAGTTTTTACAGCATTCTTTAGCCATTTTTCTTCTTGGCTATCTTTAATATATAAAATAACAATCTTTCCGATTTTATTCTCTTGAAATCTAATAAGTCTACCAACTCTCTGTATCATAGATAAAGATTTGCTGGTGATCCCGCAGATTATGCCCATATCAGCATCTGGAACGTCAAAACCGTGGTTCAGAGCTTTAGTGGAACAAAGTACACTGATTTTATTATTTTTAAATTTCTCTATAGCTTCCTTTTTAGCCTTCTTGCCTATCCCTGAGTGATACGACAAGGCTAAAGGATGTATAGCAGAACATAATTTATCAGTAAAGTCATTTGCTCCACTAAAAACAAGCATTTTACGATCTATATTTTTAAAGACAACGTCTTTCATTACAGATACTTTATTAGCTGCAAAGTCCACAATCTTTTTCCGTTCTCTGATCGCGCGGTAAAATTGTGAAGCAGCTTGCTTGTCAGTTCCAGAGGCAGTTCTATCAGACATAATTCTGCGAGCCTCATTAAACGCATCAAATTGTCCTAGTTGGTATTTCCAATAAATAAAACTATTGTTGATCTTTTTATAATCATCTAGTTCATCTGTTGTCAAATCAACTGGCACACAGAACAATTCATACGGGGATATTAGTCCCAAGGTAACACATTCATCAAGTGTTATTTTATATATTAAAGGTGCAAGTTTAAAAAGAAGAGACTTGTATTCAAGTTCTTCTGGTAAAGTTGCTGTCATACATAGTAGTCTATCATAAGAATTATTTTTAAAGAATTTACGATATTCAGGACTCATACCTAAATGAGCCTCGTCACACACAACAATTGTGTATGACTGATCTTGCAATTTATATGCAGACTGATAACATAAAATATCAACGCGATCAAGTATATCTGAATAACCCCATTTGTGAAATTCCTCAGTAAATTGATCTTGCAATTGAGTGGTAGGCACCAACACTAAACCAGTGCCTACTATATTTCTTCTTAATGTTTCTCCAATAGCTAATATGCCTACACGAGATTTACCAAATCCAGTACCTGCTATTACAGATCCTTTAAATCCAGCTCTTGCCCATGCGTTTATTGCTTTTTTTTGTTCGATATTTTTCTTTTCTATCATATTAGTCATTGTAAGTATCATAGTTTATCCATTTGATTCATATTCTATTATCATCTCTTCAAGATTAGTTAGGTCCTGATCCGACTCAAGTATAAAAGGTAATACATCAACAGTAACTTTTCTTCCATTTTTGGATTTAAGTTCTGCCCATATTTTATCTACTTCTACTGTAGCTGGATACCCAGGATATCCTGTCCCATCTCCATAATTAGTTACTTCTTCTTCAGCAGGATAGTATCTATAAATAACATCCATGCTTGACTCATATAATTCTAAGGTGTATAATTTTTTTTTGTGTTTCATAAGCTCTATAATTTTTTAATTTGGTTTTCTAATATTTCAATTCTTGTTAACATGTTATTAATACATTCATACATATCATTTTCAACATATTCATTGTTGTCCATGTATTTTTTTGCTTTATCATATAATATTCTATAATCAAAATAAGTTTTATATAACATGTCGTGGCTTTTTAAATGATGTAGCACACTTGCGTGATCTCTATCAAAATAACTGCCTATTACAATAGCAGGTAATTGCATCTTTTCTTTTAGTAGCACATAACATACACGTCTTGCATCAACAAGATGTCTATGCCTTGTTTTAGACATTAAGGTTTTAGTCTTTATGCCTAAAGCTTTTGCCACTGAATTGATAGTATGCGTAGCCTCTTTATGTCTTGGGCTAGCTTCATTAACTTCATATTTCATATTTAATTATTTTTAAATAAATAAAAAGGGACACCTTGGGGCTCTGTCAAATGTTATCCTTTTGACTACCCAGGNCCATAACGCCAGTGTCATGATTAACGTAGACTCCACATTCTTTAGAGAATCCCTTTTTATTTTTGCCAGTAATCACTGATGTTTACTTCAGCTTTTAATAGGCCATTTGTAACTATTTGTTTTGCAGCTAATTCCATTAGTTCTTGCATTTTATNAGTCCATTTATTTAAATAACTTTCTTCACAAATAGTATCTATTTGATCATGAACAGTCATTACAATCTTTACAGGACATTTAGTTATATTAATATATTCCCTAATTAATATTAACGCAAGCTTAGTCATATCTGCAGAAGCACCTTGAATAGGAGTATTTTTACTTGCACGTTCAATAGTTCCTAATTCTTTTTTTGATTCTACATTATTCCATATTTTAGGATACCAACTGTCAAACCATCGTCTCCTATTATAAGGAGGAAATGTTTTAATGTATCCATATTTCTTACCAAAGGTTGCTAACTTATCTAGAAAGCCTCCAATAGAAGGAAACGCATTGAAATATTGTTTAATCAAATCTTTAGCTTCATTCATTGTAATGTTTAAAGTATCAGCTAATTTATGTGGTCCCATACCATAAGCTAAACCAAAGTTAATAGTCTTAACATTAGTTCTTAAACTCTTATGTTTTTTACAATCACATTTTTCTTTAGCATCATTTACATAATATGCACAATCTTCTTCAGCTACATCATACCACTGCTCTCCATATACAAGTTCAGCACATACAGAATGCAAATCTTGTCCCTTTTCTAGTGCTTCAATCCAAACAGGATCTTTGCTGCCAAAGGCAATGACGTTTAACTCTTGACTACTATAATCAGCAGACACAAATTTCCATCCTGCAGGTGCAATAAAACAATTTCTAAAACTATTATCAGCAGGTATTTGCTGCATATTAGGACCACTACTACTAACTCTACCAGTATCTAAGATCTGATGAAAGCTAGTATGTATTCTACCATCACTTTTAAAGTTATCAAAGAATGCTTCTCCATAAGATGTACACAATTTCATAGCTTCTTTATATTTGATATAATCATTAATTAAATCTATTCTATATCTATATTTATACATCTGTTTAGCATTAACATTCTCTAGTTTTGGTACAAGACATTGTAACACCTCTAACACTTGTTTAGGTGAGTCCCAATTAATATTTATCTTTCTTACATCTGTTGTAAATAAATCAGCTTGAACATATCTAGGTACAAACTTCTTTAACTGTGGATTATTTATAATATGTTGATCTAAATTATCATGCAATGTAGTTGCTTTAGTTTTATTAGTATTATTTAATTCTAACCATTTCTCTTTATCTAAATCTAGTCCATTATATTCTATATCAGCAAATGCTAATACAGCTTTGTTTTCTAATTCTAATGTGTTTGTTAATTTATATTTTTCAATAAATGGTTGTTGTCTATTCCTAATAGAAATTAAATACTCTACATCTTTAGCTCCATATTTTATTTGATCTTCAGTAAAAGGTGTATTTACTCCAAATGTTGTTCTTATGTTTTTATCTAATGTTTTATTAAAATATTGCTCTACCAGATTCTTTAGTCCATATCTTTTATTCTTTCCACAAGTAATTACTTTCTCTGCTAACATTGTATCATATACGTTGTTTAGTTCTATACCAAACTGTGATTTAATAAATAAATAGTCAAATTTAGCATTATGTAATACTTTTATAATCTCTTTGTTCTCTAATAAAGGTTTTAAGGGTAATATGTCAGTCGTTCTAACATCTATTACAAATTGACATTCATTGTCGCCTATTTGTAACATAGTTATTTTATTGCCAGTATAGTCTAATCCATCAGTCTCAGTATCTATAGCTAGCACCGATTTGTTACTACAATATTCCAAAACATTTTGAATTTTACCCCCCTCAAAACATTCTGGAATATTTGTAGCACTGATGAATACTATCATCAGTTTTTTAAATTATTTAAATGATTTTCCATCACCTCTATTATTGCTAAGGCTCTGTCTAAATCATATGTTTTATCTCTATAAGAAAATTCCTTATTTCCTATAGCTTTAGCTTCTACTGTGGCTAATTTAAATCCATTGTAATCTTTATCTTCGATTAAA